GATACACTTGAAAGTATGGGTATTAAACCCAGATCAACAAAGCCACTTAAACCTTACAAGAAACGTAAGAAATCGACATAAATAGTATTATGAGTAACTTATTCGCAAAACTAGAACTTGAAGCCTTCCGTGCTGGTATTACCCCACGTACTGCAGAATCACGTGAGTGGTTCCGTAAGAAGGTAGCAAATATGAGAAACATCAATCGTAATACATTGATGCGTGATGAATCATTACAGTTAAAAAACAGACAACTAATTGGATCTATGAATATGTTCTTCTATGATCCAAAGCACAAGGACACGCTTCCTTACTACGACAGATTCCCATTGGCTATTATTGTAGGACCAGCAGAAGGTGGGTTCTACGGAATGAATCTACATTACTTGTCACCAGTCAATCGGGCTAAGTTTCTGGATGCTCTAATGGATATTACAAATAATAATCGATATGATGAGACGACAAGATTCAGAGCGTCATATGATTTACTAAAACGTGCTGGGAAATATAGATTGTTTAAACCTTGTTTCAAACATTATCTAAGCGAGCACGTCCGTTCCCGCTTCGCTCGCGTGGAAGCGCCCGAGTGGGAAATCGCAACCTTTTTACCGACTGCTGATTTTGCAAAATCTTCTAAATCAAATGTCTACAGAGAATCAGCAAGAATCGCGAGACAAAGATGAGTAATATAGATCAGCTAAAATCAACAATTAGTTCTAAAAGAGGTGTTGCAAGAGGTAACATTTATAAGGTTACATTACCATCAATTAACAATATTAGTTCACGGGAAATTAATTTGTTATGCAGAGCAGTAAATGTTCCTGGAAGACAGATCATGACAGTTGAGAGACGTATTGGTAACACATTCCAAAAGGTTGCATACGGTCATGCTTTTGATGATGTAAATCTATCATTCCTTTTACTTAATGATTATGGTGTAAGGAGATATTTTGAGAATTGGCAGTCACTTTGTCTTGATCCTAATACATTAGAACCTGGTTATCTAAAGGGTCAAGGTGGGTATGGTCAGACTGTTCAAATCGCACAATTAAAAAAAGGTGTAGGATTTCCGTTAGCTAATATAGATTTAGGATTCAAAATACCGTCAGAAATTCAGGGAAGATTACCTTCTCTTGGACCAATTAATTTAGCGCAAGGTGAAATTGATTTAGATTTTATTAGTGGAGGCGATATTATTTACGAATGCGAATTACAAGAGGCATTTCCTACTACAATGAGTGCTATTGAATTAGGTGATGATCAACAAGATAGTATTTTACAACTCAATATACAGTTATCGTATCGTGATTGGCGAAATACTGGAAAACAAGAAGGATCTGCCCTTGGTGATTTTGTAACAAGTCAAGTTGGTGGGTTTTTAGGTAGAATTATATAATATTAAATCATAAGGAAAAATGAAATGGGATTCCCAAAATTAAGTGAAGTGTCTATGTATCCAATTACTATCCCGTCTAGTGGGATACAAACAAGGTTTAGACCATATTTGGTAAAAGAAGAAAAAATTCTTCTGGTTGCCTCTGAACAAAATGATCCTGATCTAATCAATCAATCTATTTTAGATTTAGTTAGGTCATGTTTGGAAGATGAAATAGATGGAAAGGATTTAACAGTCTTTGACGTAGAATATCTTTTTTGTAATATTCGGGCAAAATCAGTAGGAGAAAAATCTACGCTTGCTTTAGCCTGTAGTCATGATGAATGTTTCCATCAAACAGAAGTTGATATTCATATTGACCAAGCTGAAATGGATATGGGGGAACAAAAAGATAATATTATAAAAATTAATGATGATGTTTCAATTGAAATGGGTTATATTACATACGATAATATTATAAAAAATAACAAGGTAAAAGATACGAAAACAGATGCTGAAGTGGTTTATTTAACAACTTTGATGTCAATCAAAGCAGTTCTTACGGAAGAAGAAAGAATTGATGTTTCAGCAGAACCATTTGAAGAATTAGTGGATTTTGTTAATAATATGACTACAGAGCAGTTTAATTTGTTAAAAGAATTTGCTTTGAATACACCAGAAGTAAAACTTGATGTTACATGGGAATGTGAATCGTGTAAAAAAGAAAATAAAATGGAGCTAAGAGGAATCGCTGATTTTTTTTAGTAGCCCTTTCCCATGAGACACTTGTAAACCATTATGAGGTTAATTTTTTATTAATGGAACACCATAATTATTCATTAACTGATCTTTATAATATGATGCCTTGGGAAAGGGAAGTCTACGTTACCTTATTGATGAATCATTTGAAAACGTTAGAACAACAGAAACAGAATATGTAAAGAGAACATAAATGACTACACTCAAATCCGTATCAGAACTGATCAAAAAGAATGATGACAATATAATTAGTGAACTTGAGGATCAGTCAAAGTCTTTAAATGATATTAATAGAGGCATCCAAAAATTCTTGGGTGTGAATGAAAGAAAGAGACTTGATGACCTTGAGGATAGAAGAGAGCGTAGAAGTAAAATTGGCGGCTTAGGAATATTAGCAGGTGGTGCAGCTGGTGCTGCTATAGCTGGTGCTACTGGCGGTAATTTGTTAGAGAAAATTATAGGAGGCGTAGTAGGTAGTGTTCTTGCCGCGCTAGGTATTGGAGCAATCCGTATAACCAAACGGGTTCTTGATGCTTTGACTAAAGATACTTCAAACTTACGGAGTGATAATAAAGATCTAAAGAATAGAATAAAAGATCTTGAAAAACAAGCAAAAACTGACGCTAAAAATTTACAAGACCAAAAGAAGGCCTTTGATACAGAAACAAAAAGATTACAAAGTGAAATAAGATCTGTTCAGAAAGAACTGAAATCTGAACGTGCTGTAAACGGTGATCGTATTAAACAACTTGAAGGAAGAATCAGTACCCTTCAATCACAATTAGATACTGTTAAAGCCGCACGTACGGATTTAGTAACAGAACAAATGAAAGCAGCAAACCAGGCCGACACACTAAAAGCGTTACGATCAGATCTCTCAAAAGCTGAATCAAGCAGATTTGCCCAAAGACAAAAAATTATGAATGTGAGTAAAGAGCTTAGATTACAAGAAGCAGAAAGAGCCGCTGCCGCTGGTCAAGCCGAGGTTGGGAAATTCAGAAGAATGGCTTCAGCTATGCAATTTCAAAAAGAATTACATGGTGGCTTTACTAAAGGTCAAAAACTTATTTATAGAGCTGGTAATGGTAATATTTCAATTGTTGAAGTCAAAGGACCTGCTCTTGACGGTAGTGGTAGAATGATCCTAGAGATGCAAACACCTAACGGTGGGAAGCTAACTTTTGTTGGTGTACCAGATAGAATTTTAGGTGAAGCTTCTCCAGAGGATATGAGGAATCTAAAGCAAGCAAAAAGACTTGGTGTACAACCTGATGTAAAAATGGCTGATGTTACCGCTCCAAAAACAAGTGTGTTTTCTAAATTCATGCGGGGTATGAACTTCATGGACCCAGTTGGGCTAGCTGAAGAAGCTGCCAGAGGTGGTGCAGCAGTATCGCGATCGGTGGGTGCTACAGGTACAGCTGCTCGATTAACAGGTCTTGCAAGATTCTTAGGTGGTACTGTTGGTATAGCTGGTAGTATTATTTTAACCCCGTCTGAAACTGGTGGCAGAATAAATACCCCTTCTGGTGCTGTTCTATTCACGGCCGAGCATCAAGGTGGTGAAGAAGCTAATATGATCATGAAATTCTTAGGATATCTGAGAGGTTCTGGCGGATCAGCATTAAAACAGATGATGGATTTGAGGAAAGCACTACGTGAAAACGCCACTAAATACCCTGAACAGTTTGAGATCGGTCTTATGGCAGTCTTCGGTAAAATGAATCCAGAGACTGGGATACTTGAAATAGATAGTGCGGGTCAAGAATCTCTCGCACAATTCTTAAGCTTGTTGAATATGAATGATAGCGAGTTTGGTATGTTTTTAAAACAATATTATGGGAATATAAAAACTGAATACGACGAAGCCATTAATGCCGCGAAACGAAGATACATGTCAAAGATTGCACCTTCGATGGGGAACAATCTTGCACCTGCACAAATAGCACAATATCAAACAACTCTAATGCAGGCAGGTGGAAGATATCTTCAATCCAGAGGTATGAATAAAACTATGATCCCAACGGCAGAAGCAATGGCAGAAATTAATGAATTAGCTGCTGGATCAATTAATGGTACTGGCTCTGGCGCACCTGTTAACATTGACGCTTCACAGAATTCAAATGTTGTTACCAATCAGAATATGGGACTAGTTATCGATAAATCTACCCCAGCTATTGATGGGTTAAACGG